AGCCGCCGGAGCAGCCATAGGAGCTGCCTTTGGTGGTGTTGGAGCAGTTCCGGGAGCATTTATTGGTGCTGGAATTGGTGGAATTGGTGCAATCACAAAAGGAAATAAGTTCGGCGACTCCCTTAGAAAGTTTGTATCCAGCCGAAAGAATGCACTGAAAAACAGTAATTCTATGACGGCAAAGAGTCAGGAATATTGGAAATACAGTAAAGACAGTATTAGCAGTGTTAATCCAAAAGGAGCAAAATACAAAGAACTGGCAAGTTCCGTACAGAAAGCTTACGAGGAGAATAAGAAAAACACAAAACAAACGAATGTTGGATCAAAGACGACAAAGATTTTTTCAGGTGCTACGAATGCAGCCGGTGGAAAAGTCAGTGGCTTAGGTGGAATGTCTGCAACCGCTGGTGGAAAATTAGGAGCTATGGGATCAATGTCACTTGCAGCAGGTGGTAATCTGCAAAGTGCAGGTGTTTCCGCATTATCCCTTGCGAGTGCCTTAGCATCCGCCGCCTCAACGATTGCTTCCGCAGCAAGTACAACCGCAGCACAGGCAAATGCAATCAGCAGTATTACAAGCGGAAGTTATCTGAATAACGGTGGTTCAAAGTCTGGTAAAAAGACGACTGGAAAGAAGACAACGACAAAACCGAAAGTACAGACAGCCTTACCGAAAAATGGAAAGTTCTTTCATAATGCGAAGGGTAGTCTGGTCAGAGGTCATATCGTTTCTGAATTAGGAGAAGAAGGAAACGAAATGGTCATTCCACTTTCTAGACATAGAAGCCGTGCATTATCTCTCTGGAATCAAGCAGGACAGATTTTAGGCGTTACAAAGCATGCCAAAGGTGGACTTGTTGGAGGATCATCCAGATCTGGAAAAGCTTCGTCTGGTAGCAGTCAGCCAGTGATCAACGTTGGTGGTATTACGATCAGCGTCAATGCATCTGGAAATGACGGCATAGTTGATGCTATCAAAAACTCTAAAGGAGAGATCGCAGATGCTATTATGCAGGCGATCGCAGATGCAATCGGATCAACGGCAAGTAACAGAACAGCGGAGGTAATGTAAATGGACATATATATTACTGGAAAAAATTCAAAAGGGAATGATCAGAAGATACAAATTCCGATCATTCCTGAAGAAATTGAATCATCAATCGAAGGTAAGTTTGCAGAATATGATATCTATAAATTAGGTCAGGTCAGTGTTCCGAATGGTAAAAATCTTTCAGAACTAAGCTGGGAATGTTTTTTTCCCGGAGAAGCAAGAAAAGGCATGAAATTTGTTCGTAAGTGGACTGATCCAGCAACCTTAGATGCACTGATGAAATACTGGGCTAAGTATGGGAAAGTGGTAAATGTCTGTATTACAGGAACGAAGATCAATGTTGATATGCGTGTTTCAGAATACGATTCTACGGTCAAAAGCCTGAATGATTATTACTACACGGTAAGATTTATCGACTACGAAAAAATAAGTGTTTCCTCAACGAAAAGAAGTACCAAAACCACAAAGAAAAAGGTCAAAGTAAAGAAAGGACAAACATTACGGAAACTTGCAAAAAAATATCTTGGGTCCAGTAAAAAATACAAGGTTATTTATAATGCAAATAAGAAACTGATTGATTCTAGGAATAAAAAGGAACGTAAGAAATATCCAAAGAAAAAGATCAGCAAATATACGATCTATAAAGGACAGGTGCTTGTGATTCCTGTTCCAAGCAGTAAATCAGTTTCTAATTCCAAGGTTGAGGAATTAAAGAAAGCAATGAATAAAGATGGCTACTCGAAGCTGAAAGTTGATAAAAAGCTGACATCTTCGATGAAATCAGCCATGAAAAAGATCACGATTCGAACCGGAAGAAAAGGACAGGTCGTAAAATTTGTCCAGAAAATGGTGGGAGTCAAACAGGATGGTGCTTGCGGATCTAAGACAGTAACAGCGATTAAAACTTACCAACGTAAGCACAAATTAACAGTAACTGGTGTTGCTGATTATAAAACACTGTTAAAAATGATAGGAGGATAGGAAGATATGCCAAGTTTAGGAAATCCACTGTATAAAGCAGTTGTAAAGACGGCTTCGGGGCAAGAATACGATCTATACAAATCGAAAGTTATACAGGACCTGACAATGTCTGATGATCCTGATTCGCTGGCAAAAGAGGTCAGCTTAACAGTAATGAACGCTGCGAAAAATGGTGTAACACTTGCGACATTGATTCAACCATCAGACCGATTATACATATATGCGAATGTTGGCCATGGAGATTTTGAAGTGTTTCGAGGTGTAATCTGGGATAGAGATATGGTTACCGATACAGAAAAAAAAGTAACATTTACAGCCTATGATTACTTGATCTATATGATGAAATCTCAAGACTATTTTTATTACAAAAAGGGGCTAAGCACAAAAGAGATTGTAAAAAGAATCTGTACGGCATGGAAGTTGAAACTGAAATACAGTTACGGATCAATCAAAAATAAAAGGATCAAACCAGTACAGAAGAATATTGGAGATATGATCGTATATGTGCTGAACAAGGCGAAAAGCAAACTTTCCAGCCGATATATTTTTACGATTGAAGGAACTACAGTGATTGTCAAGTATGCCAATACTAATACAACGATTTATAAGATTGAGGAAGGAAAGAATGTAATATCCATAGAGGTTAAAGTAACAATGGATGATATCGTTACAAAGATAAAGATCTACGGAGAAGCAAAGAAAAAGTCAATTCCTAAACTTGCATCAATGTCTAAGAATACATCGAAGTTTGGAACGATCCAAGAAATTATGGACAAAGACAAGAAAGAGAAACTTTCGAAAATAAAGAAACAAGCACAAAAGAAATTGAAGAGCAGTGCAAAGGTTAAGTATGAATACATAGTAACGGCGATTAGCAATCCGAAGATCAAACGTGGAGACACCGTTTATGTTGGATGTGGTACCGCTGGACTGAAGGGAAATAAAACAGTAAAAAGTATTACGCATGATTGTGTTGCTGGTACGATGGACGTTGTTTTTTACTAAAGGAGAGTTTTATGCAGAGAAATGGAAGAAAAAATTTTATCCGGGCAATCGAACAGATTTCTAAAGGAAACCAAAGTGCAGCGGATGTTGTTGCAGAACTTGGAACTATGAAAGACGGAGGGATTCTTCCTGACTCTTATCCAGAAAGTGCAGAACCGGATGACGATTTTTTGATGTTATCTGATGCAAAAGTAAGTGATGGCGATCGAGTATTACTGATCTGGACAGATGCAGAGGAAATCGTTGTGATCGGTAAAGTGGAAGGAGATGAAGAAGATGCCGGATAATCTTTTCCCAGAGGAATATGAAAATGAAGAAGAATATTTTGAAGATGAAGAGAATGAAGGAACTGAGGAAGAAAATACAGAAGAAGAGGAAGATGCAGGTTATAAACCCAGCATCTTTTTTGATTTTGATACTGGAGACTTTGTTACGCTTCACGATGGAAAATTAAAAGAGGCATCCGGGTTCGAGGCGTGGGTGCAATGGTGTTACAAAACGATCATGACACAAAGATACGCTCATGAAGGATATTCCACCGACATTGGGATTGACTATGAAAGTGCCTTGCAAGCGGATAGCCGTGAAGAGGCAGAAAGCATTTTACAAAGAGAAATCGAAGAAGCATTGATGGCTGATCCGTCCGAAAGAACTTTGTACGTTGGGAATATTATGTTTCAATGGGAAGCAGAACATTGTCTTGTAACAGTACAGGTGCAGGGCATTGATGGAGATATAGAAATACAGACACAATTTGAAAGTGAGGTGGTCTAAAAATGGCATTGGAAGCAGAAGAACTAGAATTGCCAGATTTCCTGAATAATTCGAGTGAAAAGGAAATCCATGAAAAGATGCTTAGCAATCTTCCAGAAGATATTGATAAATCCGAAGGCGGTTTTCCTTGGGATTTTACACGTCCGACAGCGATTGAGATAGCAGAGCTAAAAGAATATGTGCTTGTGGAAGTATTGAAAAGTCTTTCGCCGGTAACCTGTGAAGAATCTTACCTATTGGATTACCACGCTGATGGAAGAGGTCTTGTACGAAGAGAATCGGTAAATGCAACAGGATATGTGACTGTTACAGCAAAAGCCGGTCTTGTTATTCCTTTAGGATATGGTTTTTCTACAGAAGCAGATGACGAAGGAAATACGATAGATTTTGTAACAACAGAGGAAGTTACGGTCGATTCTCTTGGAAATGCAAAGATTCCAATTGAGGCAGCAGAAGGAGGATCTGCAAGCAATGTTGGAGTAAATGCGATCGTATTACATACTGGAGATGAGACAGGAGAACTGCTCGATGAAATAATCTCTGTTACAAATGAGGAAGCTGTTACAGGCGGTTTGGATGAAGAGGACGATGATACTTTAAGAGAACGAATTGTTGAGTATGATCGAAGCCATGACATTTCCTATGTTGGGAATGTGGCAGACTATAAACGATGGGCATTGTCAGTTCCCGGTGTTGGTGCAGTTACTGTGATACCAGCAAAAGATGACTCTGGAATAATCAAGATCATCTTAATGGATCAGAACGGAGTACCAGCATCGAAGCAGATTCAAGATGCTGTGTATGATTATATTATGCGTCCAGATAGTGAATCAGATCGCTTAGCACCGCCCAATGCTGTATTAGAGATAACGGCTCCTGAAACAGTAGTAGTTAACATATCAGCTGTGGTTTATTTGAGAGAAGCAGAAATTGGCGATGTGCAGAATGATTTGAAAGCTGCACTTCAGTCATATTTGTTAAATGTTTCATCGAATGATAGTGCGGTTAGAATATCAGCGATCAACAGTATCCTTGGAGCTGTATCAGGTATCTATGATTATGACAGTGTACAAATCAATGGAGTGTCAAAAAATGTAGACCTTGAATCTGGACAAATGCCGGTTTTAGGAACAGTAACAATAACGGAGGGATGATACTATGTGGTATAAAACAGACCTTATGGAGCAAATCCTGACGAGTGAAAGTGCAAAACAAATGATTGACTATGTATCGCCGATTTATGGGAAATCAAGAATCGGACTTTGGCTGTTCCAAGTGATCGGACTTGAGATAGATGACGTAAAAACAATATGTGAAGATATATTTGATCAGATATTTGTTGATCGTGCTACATGGGGGCTCCCTATTTGGGAAAAAGAATACGGAATAACGCCGCTTCCAGATCAGACGATTGAGCAGAGAAGAACACAGATTTCGCAAATGAGGATAAAAAGGCCTTTGAATCCTAAAAGGTTTGAAAAGATCATAGAAGCTTTGAGCGGTGTAGAAACAAAGCTCATAGAAAATACAGCAAAAAATACATTTCAAGTCAATCTTTATGGCGAAGTAAATAATTATGATGAAGTAGTAAGAAGAATTGACGAATTGAAACCAGCACATTTATTGTGCGATATTCGTGTTTCAGACGTTATAGAATCAGAGACGGCATTGAATTATGCGATTGTTTCAGGCTCTTGTGAATATTCTTCTTCGATCGTTAGTGAGGTATAAAATCATGTGGGAAAATACAGTAATTACAAATGCAGGTATTGAATTATTAAAGAATGCCTTAAGCGGAGGAACAATAACAGTAACAGCGATCAAGTCTGGTGCTGGTAAAGTTGACGTTAGTGCTTTGAAAAGTCAGACGGCGGTATCATCAATTAAGCAGTCTGGAACAGTACAGGGCGTGACAAAAACAAACGAAACAATCAAGATAGGAGTATTGTTTTCAAACGCTGGTTTATCTGCCGGATACAGCATGACACAGCTTGGAATTTATGCAAAAGGATCAACCGGAAGTGAAGTGTTGTTTGCGATTTCTCAAAGTACAACAGGGAAAGAAGTTCCGGCAGAATCGGCTATGCCGTCATGGTCGTTAGTACATAATTTTTACATCAAGCTTAATAATGATGTAACAATGACAGCAACGGTTGATCCAGAAGGGTACGTTACATTTGAAACTATGCAGACAGCGTTAAATACGCATACAGGAAACAAGAGCAACCCTCATAGTGTTACTAAGTCGCAAGTAGGCTTAGGGAACGTTCCGAACGTAGCGACAAATGATCAGACACCGACATATTCAGATACAACAACTCTTGTGACTTTATCAAGTGGCGAGAAAATATCTATTGCATTTGCAAAGATTAAACTTGCAATTACAACTCTGATTAATCATCTTGCGAATAAAAGTAATCCTCACGGAGTTACTAAAAGCCAAGTTGGATTAGGCAATGTAGAGAATAAAAGCAGTGCTACAATCCGTGGAGAATTAACCAAAGGTAATGTAACGACAGCCCTTGGTTATACACCGCCTACACAGGATACAAACACTTGGAGAGGAATCCAGAATAATTTAACGTCGGATGCAACAGATCAATCGCTTAGTGCTGCACAAGGGAAAGTCTTAAATACAAATTTAACACGCCATACAGGAAATAAAACAAATCCGCACGGAGTGACGAAATCACAGATTGGTCTTGGAAATGTGGAGAATAAATCAAGTGCAACGATCAGAAGCGAGATTACAGATGCTAATGTGGAAACGGCACTTGGATTTACGCCAGCAAATCAGACTGACATGACGAATGCACAGGATGCTATTACGCAGCTAAATTCTGATAAAGAATACAAAACTTATTCTACTGATGGAATCAGCATAGAAATAAATAGCCAGTGTGCTATGTTTTATATCAGAAAAAGCAAAAGTTTGACAGGTGGAAATACAACTCAAACTTTATTAGATTTACCTAATGGTATCAAATGAAGTTTTCGCTCCTTGCGAAATCATTGACAGAAGCTGGACTCCATACGGAAATACCGGCTACATAAACGCCAGAAACGGACAGATAAATGTGCGATGCAAAGACAGTACATCTACCAGTATAGTCATTGCTATGTTTACAGTTCCTAGGTATTTTATACAATTTAGTTAAATTATATGAAATTTTATTTAATCCCAAAAACTCTTATGTATTTAACGCCATGATCAGCAGACAGTTTTACAGTTGTAGCAGTATCGCTTGCATATGTAAACGATACTGCAGATATCGTGCTGTCATTCGAACCATGAGCCACGAAGCTATAGGATTTTCCTATTTTTTCGAAGATAACCCTTGGAACAGTTACAATACTGCGAATATCATCATCACTAGCACCGAACGCAAACACAATAAATTTGTAATCACTTAGTTTTCGATCACCATAATGATTAATTGTTTGACTTGTTGTCGAAACAGATGTTCCTACTATGATTGTATCGTAATCAGAATTTAGCTGCGGAAGTCTACGAATCCTCCGCAGCGGAAAAGAGTATAATGCACACATAACACACAAAGGAGAAAGTATTATGCGTGACAGAATTATAAGCAATGTTTTGATTAAAATGGGCAGCAGAATTAAGAAAAAAGAATTGCAATTTCTTGAGAACGTGTTGGTAGAAGAGTTCCAGGATGTTCAGGTTAAGAAAGAATGTACGGATGTTGCAAAGTATAATGATAGTTTGGGAAAACTTAAGGATATGTTCTTGGCAACGTTGATTGTTGAAAACAAGTCAAATCGGACGATTGAACAATATAATCTGCATCTAACACAGTTTGTAAATTACTTTACTGGCAAAGATGCAAAGGATATTGATGCAACAGGTATTCGTAGCTTTTTATATGCATATAAGAAAAATAGAGGGATATCGAATTTATCTCTTAATAATAAGCGATCAGCGATATCTTCTTTTTTCTCATGGTTAGTCGATGAAGAATATATTGACAAAGATCCAACCAGAAAAATAAAGAAAATCAAAGTAACAAAGAAAAAGAAGAAAGCATTTACAGCGGATGAGATGGAGCGTATGCGTATAGCTTGTACAGATATAAGAGACAGGGCTCTTATAGAAATGCTTGCATGCACAGGTTGTCGCGTATCGGAGCTAAGTAATATAAGCTTGAATGACGTAGATTTTCTGAGGAAGAAAGTACGAATTGTAGGAAAGGGAGATAAGGAGAGAACGGTATTTATTTCAGATACTGCTATGATTTATCTCAACAGATACTTAGAAACAAGGCAAGATAATAATATTGCACTTTTTGTATCCAAAAGGTTTCCTTATGATCGATTACGAAAAGATGGAATTGAGCGAGTAGTAAGAGACCTTGGAAGGATGTGCAACGTGTATGCCCATCCGCACAAATTTAGACGGACATTATGCACAAATCTCATAATGAGAGGAATGCCATTGCAGAATGTTGCGATATTAATGGGACATGCTGACATAAATATGACTGCAAATGTTTATTATGATGCTTCAGATTGGGCGATTGAGTATGAATAGTTGCTATATCTCTGGAAGGTCTTGATTTATAAGGCTTTCCAGAGATTTTTCTTTTTGTTGGCTACAAATTGGCTACATCTGCCAGTTGGCTACTATCTGGGACTGTTGTTCCGTTGATAAGGTTTTCAAGCTGTTGTGCGACTTCGGCTTGTTTGTTTGGATACAGATGACTGTAAGTATTTAAGGTTGTCTGTATTTTTTCATGCCCTAAACGGTCAGCAATCAGAAGCGGCTGGCATCCCATCTCAATCAAAAGGCTGGCATGGGAGTGACGGAGATCATGCACACGGATCTTCTTTACACCGGATTTTTTACATCCTCTGAGCATTTCATGGTTCAGGAAATGTTTGGTGTAAGGGAAAAGTCTGTCGTTAGGCTGAATCTCATTACACTTATCCATATAGGTTTTCAAACAATCAGCAAGTGTCTGCGGTATCGTGATAACCCGGTTACTTTTCGGTGTTTTAGGAGGCCAGACAACATCCCTGCCATTGATTCTTTGGAAGGTTTTATTGATGGTGATGGTATTATTTTTCAAGTCAATATCAGCCGGTGTTAAAGCACACAGTTCTCCTACCCGCATTCCGGTATAGTACATGGTCATGAAGGCTGTATAAGAAGCTGGTTTATCCTGTACGGCTGTAATAAACTGTTCAAATTCCGCCTTTGTCCAGAACTGCATTTCTTCCGCATTGCTTTTTCCCATGCTGCCAGCTTTGGTGCATGGATTTTCCCGTAAATCATAATATTTTACTGCATAATTGAACATAGCGGTAATCTGGTTGTTGATTGCTCGGAGGTAGGTCTGTGCATAAGGCTTTCCGTTCTTATCACGATATGCAGTCAATCCGTTCTGCCATTTACGGATATCCTTTGGCGTAATCTCATTGATCGGGATTTTTCCGAATACTGGAAGGATTTTCTTATCTACCATATAACGCTTGCTGATAATGGTGGATTCTTTCAGACGGTGTCCCATATCCTCAAAATACAGATCTACAAAATCCCGAAACAGCATACCCATATCTGCATTGGCTTTGTTGAGAAAGTCTCTTTCCCACTCCAGAGCCTCTTTTTTTGTGGCAAAACCACGTTTTTTCTTATGGATGGTCTTTCCTGTGTAGTCTTTGACACGCACCTGTGACATCCATTTCCCTGTTGTATCTTTTGTTACTGACAATTACATCATTCCTTTCATAAGAGTTTTCAACTCATCTTATGTAGGTTTACTTGCCAGAAAAAAGAGCATTCCTTCTTTTTAACCGTTCCTCAGTATCGAGATTTTCCGGTTCTTCTATCTCTACACCCTGTGAAGCATAGTAGGCAAGAGTTTTGTCTTTCCAATCTTCATAGGAATCTTTATCCATACAATATTGTTGGAAAGATTCTCTGTTATTTTCCCATTCCTCAAGGAACAAACACATATCTGCATTCTGCTCGGCGGATTTGTCTTTTCCGTCAAAAGTAATGGAACATTGCCAGCCATCATGGTGGGGCGGTCTTTTTGTTTCTATGGAAAAGTGCAGTCCGCTGATTTTTTCCAGTTGGAACAAACATTCCATAACATCAGAGAGACAGTCAAATTTGAAATCCCCTGTCTGGTGTCCGAGAAGATAGGTGGAAGTAGTATCAAGCACTTTAGCCAGTTCATTGACCATTGCGATTGACACTTCAATTTCCCCGCTCTCATATTTTTGGATGGTACGGAGAGATTTTCCAAGAAGGTTTGCTAAATCTTTCTGGTTGTACCCTCTTTTTTTTCGTAGTGTTTTAATTCGTTCTCCTATTGTTGAAACTTCCATTTCGTTCATTTTTTATTCACCTCATGGATAATATAACATGAAATAAAACGAATTGCAAGTGCGTATTATTAAAAATATATGTTGACAAATACGAAAAAGAAACGTATGATATAAATACGAATTAAAAGTGCATATTAAAAACGCATAAAATAATTTATATGAAATAAAGGCGTACTGCAATAGCACTTTCGATAAATAGAAAAAGAAAAGGAGGATTTTATATGCAGATTAATGTATCTTATATTACCGCAAATGACATTATGAAGATTCTCGGGGTGGGAAGAAGTAAAGCCTATGAGATCGTGCGGGTAATGAATGAGGAATTAGAAAATGCCGGATACAACATCATCAAGGGGAAAGTTCCGGTCAGGTATTTCCAGAAAAAATATTATGGCTGTGAGATGAACATAGAATGAATATCTTTCAGACAGTAAAAGAAAACGTAACTGCAAGGCAGGCTGCCGAACAGTACGGATTGAAAGTAAGTAGAAATGGGATGGTCTGTTGCCCCTTTCATGATGACAGGCATCCCAGTATGAAAGTAGACAAAGGCTTTTGCTGTTTTGCCTGTGGTGCGAAAGGGGATGTGATCACATTTGTGGCGGATTTCTTTCACCTTGCACCATTGGAAGCAGCAAAGAAATTGGCAGAAGATTTTCAGATACCTGTTTTTAAAGATAACGCAAAGAAAAGGAATACCAGTAAGAAGAAAGAAAAACCCAAAAGAACGTTGTACCAGACCGAAAAGAAATTTGAAGAATGGGAACGGGAAAGTATCCGCATTTTATCGGATTATCTTCATTTGCTGGAAGAATGGAAAATAAGATATGCACCAAAAACACCAGAGGAAGAATGGAAAGCAGAATTTATAGAAGCTTGTCAGCAGACAGAAAAGATAAATTACGATCTGGATTTACTGGTGTTTGGAGAGTTACAGGACAGAATTGAATTTTTGCTGGATAGTGGGAAGGATGTGAAAAGAATTGAAGAACGAATGGAAGAATATAGACGAAACAACAAGGAACAGACTGGAAGAAGCATTGGATCAGAGGGAAATGAACTCTAAGCCGTACTCTCAGGAATGGTTTGAGGATGGGCAGATTGATGAGGTAGCATTCTGTGAAAATTTCCTGCAAAGAATGCCTTTGAAATGTATCAACGGTATCTTTTTCAGCTATGATGGAATGCTGCTGGACAGCGAAGTGGAAAAAGAAATTTACAGAATGGTAAAACCGGTTCTTACGAAAGGGATTTCCAAGAAAGTGAAACAGCTTTTGGAGGTTCTTAAACTGGAAGCCTATTCGGAGGAACTTCCGGTGCAGATGGATCGCATCCATGTGAATAACGGGACTTATTTTTTGAATGGAGATTTCACAGAGAAGAAAGAGTTTTGCCTGAACCGCTTGCCTGTAAATTATGAAATGAAAGAAGCAAAGCCGGAACGGTGGCTGAAATTCCTTTCCGAACTGTTGGAGGAAGATGATATTCCTACCTTGCAGGAATATATGGGATATTGCCTGATCCCATCCAACAAGGCACAGAAGTTATTGATTATCTTAGGAAAAGGCGGGGAGGGAAAATCCCGTATCGGTCTGGTGATGAGAAAAATCCTCGGAACGAATATGAATGTAAGCAATATTCAAAAGGTAGAGCATAACCGTTTTGCAAGGGCAGATTTGGAATACCGGCTTTTGATGGTGGATGATGATATGAAACTGGAAGCCTTGAAAGACACCAACTACATTAAAACCATAGTCACTTTGGAGGATAAGATGGATTTGGAACGGAAGTCAAAGCAGAGCGTACAGGGGAATTTATATGTCAGGTTTCTCTGCTTCGGAAACGGAAGCCTGAGTGCCTTGCATGACCGTTCCTATGGATTTTACCGCAGACAGATTATCCTTACGGTGAAAGATGTGCCGCCGGACAGAGTAGATGATCCCTATCTAATCGAGAAACTGCAAAGAGAAGCAGACGATATTTTTCTCTGGTGTCTGGAAGGAGTGAAACGATTACTGAAAAATAAATACCGCTTTACCATCAGCGAACGTGCAAAGAAAAATCTACACGAAGCTATGGAATCCGGGAATAACATTATCGCTTTTATGCAGTCATCCGGGTATATTCGATTGGAAGAAAATACAACGGCAACTTCTAAAAATTTATATCAGGCATACTGCCGCTGGTGTGAAGATAATACGGAAAAGCCTATGAGTGCAAAAAGTTTTTCGGGGTATTTAAAAGAAAATGAAAAGAAATATCACATTCATTATTCTACGAATATTCCCTCAGACAATGGGAAAAATGCCAGAGGATTTCAGGGAATCCATACGCAGATACGTATAGACAGCTATCGTTGATACGGATGAAACGCAGATAAAAAAGAATTTTCCAAAGAAGCGTATAAGCGTATATCTTTAGGAAAATCAAGGGATTACAGGTTTCTGAAAAGTATGGAAGATACGTTTATACGCTTATACGTGTAATTTTTGAATTTATTATATTTTTTAGCAGAAGGGAGTGTTGCAGATGTTAAAGCAGCCGGAAAGAGAAAGCAGAAATGTGAATGATTTATTTTATGAGATGGAGGGTAGACAGATACAGAAAATGAACAAGGTACTGGCAGGTGTAGAACTGACAAAAGCAGAGGAAAGAACTTTGATATGGCTTGCCGGATGGGAAGAAAGTACCGTGGATCATTTGCTATCAGTCATAGAAAAAACAGCCCGGATACGGGCAAATCAAAAGGGCGGATACGCCCATAAATGGAATCGTAAGTCTGAGCAATAATCAGATTATGTAATACAAAAACAGCCCTCGGCGATTGAGAGCGAAATACACCCATCGCACAAACCTACGGTTTATACTCTGTGTATTTCGCTCTGCGAGGCTTATGCCGGATACGGCAATCAGTTCGTAAACAGGTGCCTATGTACCTACTCACAATAAAGCTGGCGAGAGCCGGGAAAGGAGGATGCTTATAGGCAGACATTCATTTATTAGACAAAGCAAGCTGTCCGATGTGGCAGGAAGGATTGATTATATCTCCAATCTGAAACGACAGGAATATCTCTATGCGACCTATCAGACAGAAGGGGCAACACCGGAGTTTTGGAAAAACCTTGCGAGAGAAAATCAGTTGGACTTTAGGGCGAGTGGTTCAGCAGGGAAATGTATTGAAGGGCGTGAGTTTATCATAGCACTTCCCGAAAGTTTTGTTCAGTACAGGGCAGATGATGTGGTAAGACTTTTTACGGAAACTTTTTATAAAAGATACGGTGTGGAGTGCAGTGCTGCCCTTCATCATAACAAGACAAAAACGAATTATCATATCCATCTGGTATTCAGCGAACGGAAAATGTTGGAGCAGCCTGAAGTGAAGATTGCTACACGAAATATGTTTTATGATGAACAGGGGAAGCATAGACGCACGAAGAAAGAGATTGTAGACGAGCAGGGCAATCTTCGGGCAGGGTGCAGTATTATCCCCAAAGGGGAAGTCTATGAAAGCCATATCTTCACAAAAAAAGAGGAATGGTTTAAGAACAAAGCTTTTACCAAAGAAATCAAGGAACTGTTTACCGATACGATCAACCGATATGTAAAAAAAGAATCAGAAAAACTATCTGTATTCCAGCAGGGCGGCGTATATCTGGCAACCAAAAAAATCGGAAAAAACAATCCGAAAGCAGAGGAGATAAAGGCGGACAATGCGGCAAGGCAGGAATGGAATCGGACAGTTGATGTGGCATTAGTTGAAGGCGTTCCCGAAGAAGATATTTTGAAAATCAAGCAGGAAAAAATCACAGATAAAACGCTGCAATCTATCAGGACACACGGTTGGCTGCCGGATATGTTCCGTCAGATTATCCGAGGGGCAAAAGACTTTTTGCAGGAAGTGATTTTCAAATTTAAACTGCCGCCGAAACCTGTACCAAAGATTGATTTGCAGGAATGGAAAGATATGCAGAAGATTATGTATGAATTACAGGGGCAGTCAAGGGAGATAAAACGCACACAGCAGGATATTTCTTCTTTGAAAAAGCAACTGTCAGAGTTACGAGGACTATTTAAAGGCAAAGAGCGAAAATCTCTGGAAGGGCGAATTGAACTGTTAGAGGATTTGGAAAAGCGCTTGCATAAGAGTTTGGAACAGATCGTAAAACGGGAAGGCTATCCCAATGTGCAAGCCTTTCAGAAGGTTTATAATAAGGCAGAAGAATTGATTATAGAATACAACGAAGAACTGAGGGCATGGAAAAATCAGACGGAACAGAAGAAAGAGAAACCGTTAGAACAGCCGAAAAAAGCGAGTGTACTAGAAAAGCTGCACCGCTATCAGCAAGAAGGCAGACAGCAGCCGAAACATTCAGTTAAGAAAAAATCTATGGATAGAGGAAGATAAAGTATAATAAATTGTTCTGGAAAAAATATGAAAAAACAATAAAAAATACGAAAAAGATATTGAATTTTTAAACAAGAGTGCTATACTTTTTGACATGAAGAAAGGAGGAAAGCCAAATGCGTATTAATGACTTTAAAGCAACAGATGACAAAGACAAAAAAGAACTGGAAAAAAAGCTGAATTCTTTTAAACTTGAAAAAGTTCTGAGCCTTTGGTATTTTGTCCGTTCATCAGGTAAGGCTACGATTGTTGGAAGTAAATCATAAATAACCGTAGAAGAAATGCCTCTAAATTCTCTAAAAAGGAGTTTAGAGGTATTTCCACTTTAATAAGTATTTTGATACTGTTTGGCGAAAAATATGAAGCTTACAAATTTTTCTCTTTCAATAAAAGGAAAGTGCCTGTTAGAAAATGTAAATGTAGATTTTAAATCAAAAACAATCAACCATATTTTAGGAAAAAATGGGACTGGAAAAACATGTTTAGCAAAATCACTTGTTGGAGCAATGAAGTTTGATGGAGATATAGAAGGTGTTAATAAGAAGGTTTGTGTTATAGGAAGTTATACTAATTTGCCATCAGATTTAAAAGTTAAAGACATTATAGATGTGACTAAACGTAAATTTAATGTTACAGTTGCCCAAAAATTGATTGAACAGTTGAATGTACAAGAAATTTCATTTGACAATAAGATGAAAAATTTAAGTGATGGGCAAAAACAGAAAATTAAATTACTATTTTTCTTAGCAACACAGCCAGAAATTGTAGTATTAGACGAATTTACAAATGCTTTGGATAAAAAAAGTTGCTTTGATATATATAGCTTTTTGAATGAATACATCAAAACAAGTAATACAACTATTATCAACATTACTCATAATTTGACAGATATAGAATATCTTGAAGGTGCATATTATTTGATAGAAAATAAAAATATTTTGTCAAATATGACTAAAGAGAAAGTTGTAAATGCTTATATTAAGGGGTGATGGTTAGAATGAAGCTAGAAATGAAAAGGGCTGTAAGAAACAAATTTTATGTAATTTTTACATTGATTAACTTATTAAATGTTTTGCTAGGATACATTTTATTGGTTACTATAGACAAAGTTCAAAATGTGACTTTCCAAGATATGTTTGAAAGTGTATATACTGTTTATACGCAATTTGGAACATTGTTATTTTCGGCTTTTATAATAATGCAGTTTTATGTGGATTATAAAGAAAAAAATATATTTTTTTATAAAACTTTAGGTTTTTCAGAGTTAAGATACTATTTGACAAAGGTTGGCATGATTTTATTAGCAACAATAATTGGCAGTGCTTTTTCTTCAATTTTGGTTTGTGTACCATATGCAAAATTAGGAATGTTGCCAGTGGTATTCCTAAAAATAGAAGGGGTAATGATTTATTATACCCTTATCATATCGACAATAGGATTTATATTTAGCAATTTTTTGGTTGCATTTTTTTCAAGTTTCTTTCTGTGGATCGCAGGAATAGTAGTTTCAGCTGGTTCTCCTTTTATGGAGTATTTTGCATATTATGATGCATCAACAACGGACTATCATCATCTAATATCTTATTTGGATGGGAAAATTGAAATAACAAGTTTGTTACACTACGTTGCTGGAAATTATGTATATGATTTGATAGTATTTTTGATTTGTGTTATGGTTGTTTTATGTTTACGTAGGAGGTGGGCAAAGAATGGAATTTAGTCATTTAGCTATATTGTTAACAGAGAATTGTAATGCACATTGTAAAATGTGCTGTGATAGTCGTGGAATAGTGAGAGGAAAGACTTTAACAGAAAGAGAATTGGATAAAATTCTTAATGATGTTAAAGAATGTAAACAGATAACTGATATTGGTATAACTGGTGGTGAACCTATGTTATATCCTGCGTTAATAGATAGAATTATGGAATTTCCTTTCGACAGAAATGTAAAAATTTCGATTAAAACTAATGGTTTTTGGGGAAAGAATATAGAAGATGTTGAAAAATTCATAGAAAAATATAAGACAAAACTTTCGTATATATCGTTGAGTTATGATGAATTTCATATGCCCTTTATTGATATACAGTGCTTAAAAAATATTATTATGGTAGCAAAATCGTATAATATTTCAACGGATGTAGTTGGATGTTTTTTAAAAGATTCGATGACACCGGGAGATATATTAAATCAATTGGGAGAAAGTGCATATTATACAAAGTTTTGTTATCAGCCAGTAATTGCAACTGGATCAGGAAAGTTGTTTGAAGAAAATAGTTATATAAAATTACTTGACTCAGATAATGATGTTTTAAGATGTGTAGGATGTATTGAACCTAATATATTAATCAATCCTAGATTGGAAGTTTATCCATGTTGTTCGCAGGTTATTGAAAATACTATTTTACAAATGGGTAACTTGAATGAAAACAGTTTAAAAGAAATAATTACAGACATCAAAAGTAATTATGTTTTAAATACGGTATTTACAGAAGGATTTACACCATTTATAAAATTACTTGAAGATAACAGAATTGATTATCCGCATAAATTAGCTAGTCCTTGTGAGTTTTGTGAATTTTTGTTTAAGGACGATTGGTTTTTACAGTTATTAGCCTCTGTTAATTATTATGAAAATATTAGAAAATGAAGATAATAGTATTATAGTTGGAAAATCTGCTGATGATTATATTCTGAAATATCAAAATGACTTTTATAAAATGAAAAAAAAGGATTTTGTTCAGATATGCGATGAAGAAAAATTGATTTTTCGAGAAGAAATTAAAGAAAATCCAATATACGCAATAATTATGGTGGGTATCATTTCTTTGACAATAGTAATGTATTTCTTCCATGAAAAGTATGTTATTATTGATTCTAATTTTATAATTGCAAATATAATTTTATTTGCGAATATATTTATACATGAACTAGGGCATGTTTTGTTTCTTAAATTATTTTATAAAAGTGGAAAAATAAAAATAGGTTTTAAAATCTATTTTATTTATCCAGCATTTTATGTGGATACATCAGATAGTTATTTACTGCCTAAATATAAAAGGATAGCAGTATATCTAGCAGGGAATTTTATGAATTGTATTTATGTATTGATTTGTTTTATTTTTTTCCCTTCTTTAAATAAGTATAATTATGCCATTATTTCTACAATACTGATTAATTTTTTACCTATAATAAAAAGTGATGGATATTATGCTATTACTAGTTTATTTAATAGATATAATGTTGCAAAATCAAAGAAGAAGGATTTTATAGAAGATACTGTTAGAGGAATTTTGATGTTTTTATTTTTGTTTTTACTATCAAAATTAAATGTTTCTTTATAAAAATTTAAGATAAGGAGTACTGTTATTAAACATTAAATAAAAATGAGGTGAATAAAAACAGTGGCTACATTTTGGCTACAAAAACATTACGGACGAAGCGGATTGTGCGGATAATCAATCACAAAACACATATAAAACGAACTAATAATACACTTTATAAGTGTTCGTACGAATGTAAAAGACGAGTTTGAACAGATACCAGACGATATAAAAACCAAAAAGAGCAGTATTACAGATCCAGAAAGCGGATGGTTTCGC